TCCAAGGTCACTTTTGTTATGGATAAGATGAGACGTATTACGTCTGGTAACGACTCCGGAGTGTTTAAGGTTATTAGCGAGTATATTCCGATGGAGAAGAATTTGGTGTACGATGACGACGAAAACGGGGGGTTTGATGCTTCGAGTTACTACAGTACTCAAGCAAAACCCGGCATGGGAGATTTGTATATTGTGGATCTGTTTCAGCCACTCACTCAGGCTGCTGATGGTGGGGCATTGTTGTTCTCTCCTGAAGCTACTCTTTATTGGCACGAAAAATAGGGCTGTCTACAGCTACGAAAATGCAATTTTTGTTCATCCAGTCCACATCTGCTGCTTCCATATTATCTCTTGGATCCGTGTTACTGATCCAGATTGAAGGTTTACCCCATTTGATTAACTTAGGTTCACGGTAGAGACATTTAACCGTGACCCATGCCTGACAACCCAACCACTCCTTGAAACTAGGGAAAAACTTAATTCCACCTCGAATGTCGTCGAATATGGCATAGTCTGAGTCGTCTGCCTTGAGACATTCGTCACCTGAGACTAACCCCACGCAGTAAATGTGGGGTCCCAAGGATCGAGCCCACAAGGTCTTACCCGTTCTACTCTCCCCGTACATACACAGAGATAGGCACCTTCCTAGCAGAGTTAGATTTAATGCATGCCTCGAGCGAGGGAGGGGGTTAGCGAGGGGAGAGGGTCCCCCCGAAGGGAGGGGGTGCCTCCGAGGGGGACCCCCCGAAGCGACGGCATGAGTATCTTACCTAGTAGTGGTTCTCCAGATCCGATACCAGACTGTTGTAGCCAATCATGTCTCCCGTCCATCTCTCCATCGCTGAATTCAATTCCGTCTGGTGTTGCATAACAGGGAGGGTCAACCCTAAATTTCCAGTCGGCGTACTTCTGCAGTTGTGAGAAATTGCAGACTGTCGACTTAGGATCCAGTTCGTGGCAAAGATCCCAAAACTGTTCTCTATCCCGAGCACACGTGATTGTAGTCCACTTCGAATCAGTCGTCCCATTGATACTTCCGCTCGGTATTGGCCGTTCGAGGCCTCCAGCGATAACGTCTCCATCCTTAATCGCGTAGTCGTATCCCTTCTCTGGTGTTCCTCGAGAAGGTTGTATGTTTGGGTGCCGACCACAGACATCGAAAACATCAGTCTTTCTACTTCGAAACTTCCGTCCGAAGTCGACAAACACGTGGAGATGAACTCCTTCAGTCGCGTGATTTTCTCTTGCAACGATGCACTCAGCTGATAGTGTCGCAAGGTGGTCCACAACAGCGAATCCGTCAAGGTCTCCGCATTGGGAATAAGTGAGTAAGGCATATCTCGCGTTGATGGCAAAAGTCATGTGGTGTGTTCTCGCAAGTCCTGGGCAAACTAATATTATAGCCCAGGACACAGGGCACAGCCCGGGTATTTATACCTGTCCTCCCCTCCCTCTTTTCGGAGTCCCAACTCCGATGGTTGTCATCAGCAAATATGTATCGGCGCAAGTTTACCCCGAGAAGACGCGCGTACAAGAGGCGCAGCCCGCCAAGGTACCGACGCTCAGGCGTCAAGAGGCGTTTTACGAGAAAGAGACGGTCCGCAATGCCTACAAAGAAGCGGATTCTCGACATGACCGCTCGGAAGAAGCGGGATACAATGCAGTCAGCTTTCGTTCAGGCGGCCAGCACGTCGGGCACTCCGACACCCGGACCTGTAACTCTTCAATCAACTGCGATTCCTACGGGATCCACTGCACACTGCGTCATATGGATGCCCACCGCAAGGGCAATTAATGGGACGGATACGGATCATCAGAGGTCCTCCTCTAAGGTCTTCATGAAGGGACTGAAGGAGAAGATTTGGCTCAAGACGTCCAACAGCTCACCGTGGGTGTGGCGCCGGTTAGTGTTTACACTGAAAGGCGACGATATTAGAGATGTTGTTGCGGGTAACAACCCGCCTCACTCTCCCGGGCCGACCTATAATCGATTGAGTTGGGTCGCGTCGGACGGGTCTACTTTTGGAAACAGCACGCAGGCAGCACTTTGGGACCAGATATTTGAAGGTCGCGTCAGCATAGATTGGAATGATGTTATTTCGGCGAAGACGGATAATTCCAAGGTCACTTTTGTTATGGATAAGATGAGACGTATTACGTCTGGTAACGACTCCGGAGTGTTTAAGGTTATTAGCGAGTATATTCCGATGGAGAAGAATTTGGTGTACGATGACGACG